TCCGAACCATGCCCTTTTATTGGAGAAATCTGTGCTGTTCCAACAAATCCTGTACCCGTTGGATGTACGGGGATGACACTAGCTGAACGATGATTTTTTCCTGCTTGCATAATCTTAACAGTACTAATTGCACCACTTGCAACTGTAGCATAAGCAATTGTAGATGATTGAACAATTTTAACACTAGTATCTACAGTATAGTCACTTCCGCCATCAACTACTATAACATCGCCTGGTGAATCAATAGTTCCTTCAGCATTAATCTTAGCAAGACCATAGGCTTCTTTTCTATTCACATTGGTTAATGCATTAATTTGAGAGTTACTTAATCCTGAGTCTTCAAATCTAACAGGCACCCAATTACCATATTGTGATACTCTAGAGTATCCAGCGCCTTGTTCAAGGTCTGGGGAATCACTTGAGAATGTTGCAATAGCATTATCCGTGGTTAAAGTATTAATTTTAATTGTTGCAGTATCAATTTCTAGACCATCACCTTTTACATATACACCGATAGGTGTATTATTATCAACTACAGGAATCGTGCTGTAAGGTGTGTATCCTGTGCCTGGACTATTAATATCAACACGATCAATAGTTCCTGCATCATTTTTATAAGTCGTATCTTCTACTATTGGAATATAATTATCACCACTTGCTTGATTTGTTTGAAATTTAGATAAATCAGCTGCTGGAATTGTGAACATATATTTCCATTTGTAACCATCACCAAATGTTACTGGTGCTGACTGTGGATCAAATTTAGGTCTAACAGTGCTTTGAGCACCTCCATTATTATCTAAACATTTATAAACTGCACCATAATTATCTTGTGTATTATCATGTTGAAACACATAGATTTTTCTATTGTCTGTTAAAGTATGATCTTTTGTAACATCATATTGATTGAACACTGTTCCATATTCCCATCTGTGTTCAACAAATGCAATTTTTGTATCTTGTTGTAAAACTTTCTTTAAAGCTAACATATTTTGTCTAGCATTTATATCGTCAGAAAATGAATTTGAAGGTTTAGGGGGAGAATCACTTGAATTAGGTGAATCCCATTTAGTTGGTTTACCATAGTAAATATACAAAGGCACTGAGTCAAGATCAGATTCGAATGAATTTAAAAACTTAGTCTTTACTGCTTGTGTTAAAAAATCATGTGATGTACCAGTAATCAATGATGCTTCTTGAGTTGAGTTTGTATTTAAAATGGCCATGTTCTATTTATCCTTTTTATAAAAACTTTTGTACGTCTTTAAAGCCTCCATTAGTAGCATTTTCATTCACAAAGTCTTCCATAAAATAATTGTCTTTTGGATAGACTGGTAAACTTCTTGCAGTTGCAATTGCTGTTTCTTCAGCTGTTCTAGCTTGCAATGTAGTATAGTTGTCTCTTGCAACTGCAGGTGAAGCATTCAAAGGTATTTTTTCATCAGATCGGTCTACGGTAGGTGATCCACTATAAGTAACATTTGGGTCACCGATTCCAGCATATATGTGAAGTACATCAATACCATTACCTGGCTGAAATACTGAAGCTTCAATTTTCTTTATTTCTGCAATAGAGTTTTCAAAACCAAAACTTATAGGTGGTGTTGTTTCTCGTCTTACTCTATTGAAAACTTTATACCCACTAGGGTGAATAATGTCATTAAATGATTTTCTAAAATCACTGAATGCTAAATCAGTTACAAGTTCATAAGCAAATTTTTGATAATATTCTGAATCTTGTGTTACAATACCATCAGAAAGTTTTCCTCTAATCCCTGTGGCTTTTCCTAGTGTAGTTACTAGTGTGCTAAAATTATATGTTAAATCTATTTCTGCTTCCTGAGTTCCATCAGGTATTACTGTTTTTCCATTTTTTCTTTTTAATCTAAGAAAAGAACTAACAGGATTACTATTCCCTTGTATCTTAAAATCAACTGCTTTTATTCCCGATGAAGCAATTGTATTACCTGCACCTAAATCAACTAAATCTAAACTAAGTATTGATCCTTTATCATCAACACTTGAAACAATAGCCTCAAATGAAGTATTATCTCTAGTATCTAAGAAAAGTTTATCACCTACACCATATCCCGAACCACCTTTATTAACAGTTATACTACTTAATGAACGATAAAGTGTACCATAGGTAAAACCATTAGCACTAACTAAAGATTGTCCTGAAAGAAATGTTCCTGTTACAGATGTTTGATCGAAGAAAAGAGTATGAATTGTTTGGTCATAATCCCTTGTTTCTATTCGATTAACTAATCCTTGTGCATCATTAGCTCCGTACTTGTTTTTTTGAAATACAGTTGTTCCAATAACTGAATCTGTTATTGCATTTGGAGAATCTGCAACAACACGAACAAATGGTCTTTTAGAAAATCTGCCGTCAGATGGAATTAGTACACTATCCCATGGTTCAATTATGTCAATAGTTTTATTAAAAAATAAATTAAAGAAAAGTTTTATTGACCTTTTTGTACCTTTTAAGTTATAATAGTCAACTAATCTTTTAAGAAGTCTTGTTCTTTCAACGTGTATTGACTTAGGAATATCCTTAGCAATAGAATCAGATAATGCATTGATAAACTTTTCATCAGTTACCTGATCTAAATCTTGATTATCATTTAAGAATTGTACAAGTTGTGTTGGTGCACTATCTTGATTTTGTTGTGTATAGTATACTTTTAAAAATGAGATTAGATTTTCAGCAGTATCTCTTAACTGTTCTGGTAACAACTCATTTATTCGAATGTTTTCAAGGTTCTTCATTAATATCCACTATAACTTGGTGCTGATGGTGCAGCTGTCGTTGTCGTTGTTGTTGTCGTACTACTTGTTGCAGTTGTTCCTGTATCAACAGTAGCTCCTGTACCAAATGAACTTCCACTTGCTGTAGTTCCTGTAGATGTTGCCGGTGGAGTATGTGTATATCCTAATTCCTGATAAAGTAAATGTTGTTCATGTGTATTTGCACTATATCCAATACCTGTTACAGGATCATACATTGTGTGAGGTACAAATGTTCCTGCTGTAGTAAATGGATTAAACGAAGTAGTAGTTGTTGTAGGTTGAATATTATAAACCGAAGATGGTACAATATCACCACCTACACTACTTAAGTTAGCATCAGGGAATACATTTGTTTTAGAAGTATCGATAGTTAAAATTTTATTTTCTATGCCAGGAATATCGTATGATTTTGGAATAACCTTAAGTTCTACATTAGCACTTGGTTCTTGTACTTGTTGATTATCAAGTGTGATAGCACCTGTATCTGGATATAAGAATCCAACTTCCCTTTCTTCAATTACTTTAGTATTGTTTGTATCGATATAATATTTTTGTATTCTTCGTTTTGTGTCATCTCCAGAGATAGCTACATCTTCTAAGAAATATAATTTAGAATTAAACTCCCAACCTGTACTTGTCATTATTGGGTTTACTTGTTGTATATCACCTAAAAGAGGAAAACCAAAAGAGACAGATATACCAGCAGTAGATGCATTATCAAAAGTAATACTTTTATATGCATAAATTTGTGCTAGTGTACCTTTAATAGCTGTGTCTGTAGAGTCAATATCTGCAAGGAACTTAGAGTATCTAAAATTATTTCCAAATTTTTCAAGAAAAGTAGTATTAAATGTCGTAATTTTATCTAATACAGCTGCCTTAATCTGATCATTACTCCGATCTGTTAAGTTTGTATCGTATTTAAAATAGACATTAAAGTTAAGATATGTATAATCAGGATCAATAATTTCAGGTACAACTGTGATTACACGTTTTCTTTCTAGTGCTGTTAATATAGAAGACTTTTGAGCATCTGTCAAGAATAAAGATGATTGTGGTTTTACAGATATAAAAACTTTTCCATACTGAGGTGGATTTAATGTTTGTCCACCATAAACAGAAACATCTTGAAGATCACCTATAATACTCTTTACAACTGCTTCGTAATCCTGAGTAGTAACAGCACGATCTTGTGTTATGAATTTTCTTGGTGCATTAATTTGAATACTTTCAGTAGATTCTCTTGCTGCACCTCCAGATGAAACTGAAGTTACAGTAATAGCACCTGAATCAGCTAATGCTGTATTTGTTGGGAATGTGCCAGTAAATGTAAACGATGCAGCTCCATTTGATGCAGTGTAATTACTTGAAAGATATGTTGCTGTTATAACAGAACCTACAATAGGTTGTTTTCCAACTATATTATCACCAAACTCAAACTGATAATATCCTTCATAGTTTTCTGTTAAGAAATAAACTGCTGTTGTTTTTCCTACATCTACTTCAGAATTATATGGAGTATATGTTGTTGAAGATGTAGCAGTAGCACTATCTTTTACTGTAATTTTTAAAGTAGACGTATCTAATAATGCATCTCGTATAACAAACTTTTGATTGTTATTATCATTGAAGAAAAACTGACTAGTTCTAGAAGTACCTTCGTATATATCAATAGAATCAAATTCAAAATTACCTGTAGTTGAATTATATTGAGAAGAACTAATATCAGCTAATGTTTGATAGGTGTATGTAACACCACCGACAGTTGTTTCAAATGTAGTTCCAGATGAGAGAGTAATTGATGTGTCTGTTCCAGAACTTCTTTTAAGTTTTAAAGCAATGTTAGCTGATGGAGCTCGAACACTTCTTGGAATGTATCCGATTAACTTAGCATGAGAAACGACATTTGCTCTAACTTGTGCAGTATCGATAAACGATTCGTTTACTGCCATGTGTGAATTAACAGCATTGTAGTGAGTATTGTAAGCAAGTATATCAAGAAGACTGTTAAGACCTGAACCTTCGTAGTCATAATCTGCAAATGCACCACCACTATTTTTCAGATAGGTTTTTAAGTTATCCTTAATTTTATCAAAATCTAACTCTGTTGTATTTAATTGTGTTGCCATGTTATCTTAACCTCTTTAAATAAAATGAACTTTGAACTTCTACGTTAAGAGCAAGTACATTATACTGTAAGTGAACAATAAAAGAATTAGCATCTACATTGTCTTGAACTCTGATAGTTACTCCGTTTATCCTTGGTTCGTGCTCCTTTAATACTTTTTTAATTTCTTCTTCTATAGCATATGCCGTTAAACCATTTGCTGGCTCAAAAAGATATGATGTTACATTCCCACCTATTTCAGGGTGAAAAGGTCTATCACCAAAATTAGTAAGAATCAAATTCTTAACTGATTGTTTTACAGCATCCAAATCATTCAAAGGTCGAATATCATTTGTGCCGGGGTGTTTCAAAAAAGACAAAGGTAAATCAGCATACTTTCTTGTGATTGCAACTCGTGTCGAACCAGTAGAACTATTAAAGTCTGATAATGCCTGTGCCATGTCTCTATTTATATACTTTCGTTAAATTATGTATTGCTTGTAGGTGCATTAGTTTCACCTTGACTAGTTGCATCAGGCCCTGTAACAGGCTGCCCATGTGTATGAGTATGAAGTGTTACTGAATTAGATGTGATATTACCTGCAGGGAAGTCTATACTTCCTGTTGGTGCATCTAATGTATATGTACCTCTGACTACTTCTGTCTTATTACCATCGACTTGAACATTCCAATCACCTTTAACATAAGTGTTACAATTTTGATCTATAGTTAAGTTACACGTTCCTTTAACCCATACATTATCGTCTTCGACTATCACTTTGTA